AAACGATCCAAGGACAATGGTCTATTTTTATTTGAGGGTGGACAAGCATCAAATCTTCGAGAATTCGGTGTTTCGGGAACTTCGGGATTTCGGGTTTCGGGTTTTCGGGAACTATGGAACTATATCCATAAACAAATAAAAAACCCTACCATAAAAAGAAAGGAAAAAAACAAAATGGTAGGGCAGTAAAATTTTAAGATTTTTTTGGAAAGCTTGCAAGAAAATTCTCGCAAGCTTTCAATTTTTTATTCTGGATAAATTACTTTTACATTTCCTTTAGCAAATTCTGCTAAATCAACACCTTCATTAATTACATTATGTTTAAAAAGTAAATTATTAGTAATTTCTAGTGTTTTATCTTTTTTTGAAACAATGCCTTCTTTTATAATCTGACCATCAACATACAATCTGAATGATAAATCTCCATTGTCTAATTCTCTACAAGTTTGCGTTATCTCTGCAAACAAATGAGAATTTTTGGAACTCGTTCCAACGTTCATATATTTTGTAGAATGGTCGTTAACTCCATAAGACTTATTACCAGTTTTTCCACTAGTATTTTTATAAAGACATGATTGGATATTATTCCATATTTTATATTGTCTATTCATTTTTTATATCTCCTAAAAAAAAGAGCCAAGTAAATAATTACTTGGCTCATGGTTAATTAACCAGTTTAATTTTTAAAATGTGAATTAATACTAACAATAATTGCATTAACTTCATCATAAAGTCTTCTTGCATCGTATTGACATATGGGGTTATTAACATCGTTAGAGTTTTTAAAATACTCTAATGCGTCCCTCATATATCCAAGTTTTTTTAAATCAGTTTCAATTGAAACTGGCATATTTTCAATTTTTACAAAATTAAATTTCATGATTAAAATTTCCTTTCCTTTTAATTAACCATATAAAGATATTATCAATTTCCAGGACAACATACTACAACATAGTCAAGCTGCTGGTGTAATAATTAAATACTGTGGCAAAAAAAACACAAAGAACATATGTCAAATTATTGACTTGACAAAGGGTTACTTGGTCAAATCGGATCGGTATCTGTCAAATTACTGACCCCCATACCCCCTTGACATCGGGCCCCCGCCGCCGCCCCGCCCTCCCGCCCAAGTTTTATAAATTCATTTGGATATATTTTCATTCGGATATATATTGTAGTTATGATAATCTTCTTCATAATTAGCTTGTTCGTAGCCATAACTTTTCTGGTCTCGGCTTTATGGTGGATCAAAGACCCTTGATCCGAGAACCCTTTTTCTGTATAGTTTATGGTTAGGAGTCCCAGGCCCCTAAAATTATTACAATTTTATTTTCGTTTGGAGGAAATATGAGTTTTACTGATTATTCTAAGTTCGGATTTGATAAACCCTATACACCTGCAAAAACAACTGCCTCTGAAACTTTAAACACATCATCCAAGGAACCTTTTATTTTAGGAGATCCTAATACTGGAAAAGGTGATTTTTTGTTTGAACTCGTTGATTCTATAAGATCCATTCCTTATAGTAATCCACCAGATGATATAAAAGATCCTTTTGGTAATAACGCTAATCCTAATTATAGTGAAAATAGACTTCCAGGCACTCCAGGTGGTATAAAACCTGATATTGGAAATATGACACAGGAAGAAGCGCAGGCTTATATTAAAACTATGGGTCCGACTACTAAAGGTTCTACAGGAGATTATTCTGATTTAGACACTTTTAAAAGTTATCGTTTCTATGATCCTAATTTCCAATTTGAGGATTTTAAACAAGCAGCAGAGATAGCGGGGTATGGTAAAAAGGATCAACTAGCATCAGATACAAATATACTTAGTGGAGCGCATGAAGGCACTTTTCGTTTTGACCCTAATAATCCTCCAGAGGATGAAGGCGAAGGCGTTGATAATGGCGGTGGCGGTGGTGGCAATGGTGACTCTGGTGGTGGCGGTGATGAAAAACCCATACCAGTTCCAGTTTATGATCTTGTTAAACCAACTCCTTATGTAACACCTTTACCAACGGATTTTGATTCTGGGTTCACGGGCATTACACCTCCGAATCAAGTAACAACACAAATACCTCAAACTTCGACAATTACTCCACCGACAAGTCAGTACACTGCGAGTATGTTATCTGAAGCAACACCAACATTATCTTCTGAACAACTGATGGGATTAGGAACGGATGAAGAGCAAACTCTTGCTGAATTGCTTGCTCTCCTTGATAATAATACTTCTGTGGGTTAACTCTGTTATGGCAGACAAACAGTTTATACTTAATAAAGCGGCAGAATATGCTAGACAGTATGGAATAGATCCAAGGATTTTTGTTTCACAGATTTTTAAGGAAAGCACTTTTAATCCAAACGCCACGGGTAAACTTGGTGAAAAAGGTTTGACACAAGTTTTGAAAAAAACTGCGTTAAAACCCGGTTACAAAGTAAAACCTATGGATTGGTCGAAAGGCTATGATATAGATGAGAATCTACGTTTTGGTGCGGAATATCTTGCTGCCATGTTAAAAAATTTCGATGGAGATTACTACAAAGCGTTACAAGCTTATAATGGTGGAGTTGGTAATGTTAATAGAGGCACTGTTACTGACGCTGCAAAGAAATATGCAAATGATATTATATCAAAAGCAGTTCCAAAAGATTTTTTACCTAAACCAGAGGTCACTCGTTATCCGACAGAATTTACGACAGCTACTGATGAAAGAACTCCTGCCGAGATGCTTATGGCGGGATCTGGCATGGACGAAGATTCTTTGAGTCAGTTAGCGTCTGCTATAAAGGATCAAGAAGCTAAGAAAAGAAGTTCTTTTTACGAGGGAGCAAGTAATATCATGAACGCTTTACAATCAGGATTGGGATCTTTATTCGGTAGATAGATGTCCTTGAACCTAGAAACTGTACCCGAAGAAGCTCTGCGAGAGATTCTTTCTTTAAGAGAAGCGGAGCAAAGATTAACACTAAGAGAGAAAGCAAAAGATAAATTTATGCCTTTTGTACATCATGTGTACGATGGGTTTATCGAGGGCAGACACCATAGGGTGATTGCCGAGAAGTTAGAAAAGATAGCCAAGGGCGAGCTAAAGAGATTAATTGTTAATATGCCGCCGAGACACAGTAAGTCTGAATTTGCGAGTTACTTGATGCCTGCGTGGTTCTTGGGAAGGAACCCTAAATTAAAAATTATACAGGCTACGCATAATACAGAGCTTGCGGTACGTTTTGGACGTAAAGTTAGAGATTTGATTGCCGATNCGCATTTCAAGGATATTTTTCCAAAAGTTGATTTGAAAGCGGATAGTAAGGCAGCTGGCCGTTGGGAAACAAGTGTAGGGGGCGAATATTTTGCCGCGGGTGTGGGTGCAGCTGTCACGGGTCGTGGTGCGGATTTATTTATTATTGATGATCCGCACTCGGAACAGGATGCTTTATCCGAATCGGCATTTGATAATGCGTTTGAATGGTATACCTCTGGTCCAAGACAACGTTTACAACCTGGTGGTTCGATTATTGTTGTTATGACCCGATGGGGCATGAAGGATTTAACAGGTCGATTGATCAAGGCACAAAGTTCTGATGTTATGTCGGATACGTGGGAGGTCGTAGAGTTTCCTGCGATTATGCCTTCTGATGATCCTTTGTGGCCTGAGTTTTGGGGTAAGGACGATTTGCTCAAGGTCAAAGCTTCTTTGCCCGTGGCCAAATGGAATGCTCAGTGGCAACAACAACCCACGGCCACAGAAGGAGCGATTGTTAAAAAAGAATGGTGGAAAAAGTGGGAAAAAGAAAAAATACCACCAGTTAAATATATTATACAAAGTTATGATACGGCTTTTTCTAAAAAAGAATCTGCCGACTATAGTGCGATTACGACATGGGGTATTTTCAACCCAAACGAGGGAGAGGCCGANCATATAGTATTGATGGATGCTCGAAGGGGTCGATGGAANTTTCCAGAGTTAAAAGGTGTAGCGGGTGAGGAATATGAATATTGGGAACCGGATATGGTGATTGTGGAAGCAAAAGCGTCTGGTATGCCCCTTACAGATGAACTTCGTAGGGCAGGAGTTCCCGTTATGAACTATACACCGGCTAAAGGACGTGATAAAGTAACAAGAATGCACACAGTAGCACCTTTATTTGAAGCTGGTATGGTCTGGGCCCCAGAAAAGGGATTCGCAGATGAAGTTATAGAGGAATGCGCTGCCTTCCCGAATGGGGATTACGATGACTACGTTGACAGTATGACCATGGCTCTGATAAGATTCAGACAAGGTGGTTTTGTAACTTTGGAAGGTGAAGACGACCGAGATGAAGATTGGTATCCAAGAAAAAGGGAGTATTACTAATGGCAAAAAAAGTTTCTGAAAGTGAAATGAGTGAAATGATGAGTATGGAGGGAGCAGGTCGTTTTGTTCCTGAAGGGGTAAAAGTAGATTTTGTTCCAGATTTTAATCCAATTGTAAGTAAAATTAGCAATGAAATTATAAAAGTTCCAAATAAAAGTAAAAGAACCTCAACTATTGTAAAAAGAATGGGCCGTCCTGTTCCTGAAACAATTGTTAAAGGTATTATTAAAGATTCTGTAAAAGAACCGGGTAACATTGAATCCAAGAAAAAAACTGCAAATCAATTTAAAGGTGGAGATTTAGAATTTTTAAGAAAAATGAGAACAGAGCAAGCAGATAAAATCATAGATTCTAAAAAAGAAGATTTTAGAAAAAAGGAAAAATTAGGAACAAGAAAAAAAGTGTTTTCCGAAGGTGGCATGGTTCATGGAAAGAGTTTTAAAGGAATTTTCTAATGGTTAATATTGATTCCGGTTTTATGCAAGGAGGTCCCGATGAGGACTTACCAAGCGTAGATGTAGAAATACCTCAAGTTGAAAACTTTGAAGGTGGTGCAGAAGTTGTAGACGATGGACAAGGCGGTGCGATTATCCGCTCTCTTCTTGGTATGGAAGACTCTGTTGAGGTGGATACGGAAGAATATGATCATGATGCTAATCTTGCAGAAGTTTTAAGTGATTCGATTCTTGGAGAGATCTCTTCTGATTTACGAGGTAGATATGAAGAAGACCTAGAATCAAGTTCCGAGTGGCGAGAAGCTTACACCAAAGGGTTAGATTTACTAGGAATTAAGTATCAAGAACGCACGGAACCTTTTCAAGGAGCTTCTGGTGTAACACATCCTTTACTTTCTGAATCAGTGACGCAGTTTCAAGCACAAGCTTATAAAGAAATGTTACCATCTGGTGGACCAGTTCGCACTCATGTTCTTGGATCTGAAACTCCACAGAAACAAGAGCAATCTAATCGTGTAAAAGAGTTTATGAACTACCAAATTACGGAGGTTATGGAAGAATTTGACCCCGATACAGACCAAATGCTCTTTTATTTACCCTTATCTGGGTCTACTTTTAAGAAAGTTTACTTCGATACCACTAAAAATAGAGCTGTTTCCAAGTTTGTACCCTCTGAAGACCTTATTATTCCCTATTCAGCTACTGATTTGAACACTTCACCAAGAGTAACACACGTTTTACGCATGGATGAAAACGAAGTTCGTAAGATGCAAGTGGCTGGTATCTTCAAAGATGTTGATATTTCTGCTTATGATACNGAAGATAACACTGTTAAAGACAAAATTGANGAGATTGGTGGCATTAATAAGACAGAATCNGATGATGTTTACAATATTTTGGAGATTCACGCTGATTTGGACATCGAAGGCTTTGAGGATCTTGGTCAAGATGGTCAACCAACGGGTATAAAACTGCCTTATGTGATCACAATAGACAATGGTTCTGGTGAAATCCTCTCAATTACCAGAAATTATGACCAAAATGACCCGATGAAGCGTAAAAGACAGTATTTTGTTCACTATAAGTTCCTACCAGGGCTTGGATTTTATGGATTTGGTCTTATTCACATGATTGGTGGCTTGGGAAGAGCTGCTACAAGCATTTTAAGACAATTAATTGATGCAGGAACGCTTGCAAACCTACCATCTGGGTTCAAAGCAAGAGGAATTCGCATTAGAAACGATGATGAACCTCTTTCTCCCGGTGAATTTAGGGATATTGATGCTCCTGGTGGTAGTATTAGAGATTCTATCATTCCCTTACCTTTTAAGGAACCTTCTGGAACATTAGCACAACTTTTAGGATCTTTAATTGATGGTGGTCGAAGATTTGTTTCGATAGCCGATCAACAAATAAGCAATATGAGTCAAGATATGCCAGTGGGTACGACAGTGGCATTATTAGAACGTGGCATGAAAGTTATGTCAGCGATTCACAAAAGGCTACACTATGCTCAAAAAACAGAATTTAGGTTACTCGCAAGGATATTCTCTGAAAATCTCCCTCCAGTGTATCCTTATGAGGTCTTCGGTGCGCCTGCTGAAGTAAAAGCACAGGATTTTGATGGTAGGGTCGATATTTTGCCTGTTTCCGACCCTAACATCTTCTCCATGGCACAGAGAGTTACGTTAGCACAGACGCAACTTCAACTTGCACAATCCAATCCTCAGTTGCACAACTTACAAATGGCGTATCGAAGAATGTATCAAGCTCTTGAGGTTCAGAACATTGAAGAGATACTTCCACCACCTCCACAACCTCAACCTATGGATCCTAGTGCAGAAAATGCGGTTATATTGAAGAATCAACCTGTACAAGTCTTTCCAGAACAAGATCATGATGCTCATATGATTGTTCATTTGGCGTTGGCAAAATCCATGTTGGTTCAAACATCACCACAAGCACTTAGTATTTTTTATTCACATTTATTAGAACACGTATCACTGAAAGCTAGAAA